CGATTCTAAACTTCTAGGCGTATTCGGTGTGTCGAATCTAGTATACTCCGACACCCGACATTGTTTGTGCGTTAGCGACATGCAACGCCCAGACAGTTGCCAGGAGCGCATCCACGTCACCGATAGAGTCTTTGCGCGAAATTTGCCAATACTCGCCAACATACTTCGCGACCGCCTGACCGTTCTGCATCACCAGCAACGGATCGTTGTTGTGAGTCACTCGACCGTTAGCAAACATCGCATAGGCGGTCATGCAGGCCGTGTTGATTTCTTTGTTCCAGAGATTCCAGACGGTGATGCCTTTGTCTTTCAACTTGCGATGAAGCGAGTGCATTCCGCGGTCATCGAGCGCTACTGCGTTGATAGCCTGCTTACGGCAGATTTGCACAATCAAGTCCACCAGCTTGTCCTCGGTCGGGTTGACCAACGATGCAACAATCTCGGTCTCAAAGTTATCTCCAACTCGTTTAGCAGCTGCAATAGTTGCATGCTCGAAGTTGCGAGTGACATCCACGCCGAGGATAGCGTTTTCGATGTTCTCGATGCCTGTGCCTGCAGCGCGTCTAAACAAGTCTCCTGGCAACCATGTTTCGCGCACTCCACTGATGAACTGATTGAGCGTGTAACGGCGCACTTCATGTTCAGGTTGCGTCTGGATGTCTTGGAGCACTCGGTCAATCGGAATGCGCCCGGCTTCAACCGCAGGGTTGGCTGCCTTGATTGCTTCAGGGTCATCGAGCTGAGAGTTTGCTGGTGCTTCCCAAATGAACGCACCGAAGCGTTCCAGGTTCTTATCTCCAGCGATAGCCTGTTCCGCTGAGCGATACAAGTCGATTAGAGTCTGTGATTCTTGGTCGCCTGCTGTAGTGATCATGACAACTTGCGCACCAGCGACCGCAGCGGTTCCCTTGAGTGCTGCAGTCCAGATTCCACGCTTGGCTAGGTGACCTTCATCGAGGATGCACCGGCCACCGATGGTGATACCCTGCAGAGACGGCTCACGGGCGGGACTGACGTTGTATTTGCCACTGCCATCGGTCTTTGCTAGGCCACGGGTTTCTGTGGTCTTTTTGAAGCGTTTAGCGAGCCAAGGGGTTGAGTCAATAACGTGCTTCACGCGTGAGTAAATGATGGATGCCTGTTCACGGGTCGAAGCGAGACTTAGGCAGTCACCGCGCCGGAAGGCAAGAGCCTCAAGAGCCAAAGCACCGCCAAGAACTGACTTGCCATTTTGACGGCCAAGAGACACCACGATTTGACGAAACCGCAACTCGCCTGGATGCGTCTCATGGTCATCAGGGTATCGCTCGAGCATGGCACGCAATAGCCACTTCTGCCACTCGTCGAGCTTGAGTGGTTTGTCACTTTCAGGGGTTACCCAACACAGTTCAATCAAGTCAATGAGACGGTCGCCATCGGTCGGGAAGTCAGCCGATAGCGGAGGGGTGAACCGGGCAGGGAGTTGCATTACCTTTTGAGCATCTCGGCCAGAGGGTCAAACTCTGGCGCAGAACCGTTCAAGTGTCGGCTGATCTCGAGGATAGTCTTGCGAAGTTCAGCTGCGGTTGACGTGTTTCCTTTGTCGTCGAACTCGGCGGCCAGCCTGAGGGCTATCAGGGCGAGCACCGCAGATTCCGCATTTAGTTCGCATTCGTTTAGCCAGTCTTTTAGGGCTGATTCAATCATGTTGACTCCGTTCAAGTCCAAATAATCTAACTCGGTTGTGTAAAGGAAAGTTGCAAGCAGGGATGATTCTCGTGTGTCAGAAAAAAGCCCAAGCCCTAAATCCAGCGTTCATTCATCCATGATACTCGAGTAAGTGCTGAATCTTGCTTACGGCCGTTGCATGACCGGCACGCTGACTGCAGATTGTTTATGTCGTGGTTTGGCTCCCCATTGCCAGGGGGCACGATGTGGTCGATTGTCCAGTCTTTACCCTCGAGGTGTTTGCCACAGATGGCGCACAGTGGTTCTAGCAGGGTCTTGGCATAGGCTCGGGCTTTGCGCCATTCTGGTGAATCGTGCCAGTCACTCATAGTTTGATGTCCATTATCTCTAGGGCCAGCTTTGCTTGTTGTGGTACTACACCGTTACCGCAGGCTTTGAGTTGTTCTTTGCGTGTAATGTCGCAGTCGGTTATCCATCCTTTTGGTAGTCCCATCAACCATTCAGTAAACTCTGCTGAGAGTCGTTGGTTGCCGTCTTTGCCGTCTGGCTTTGTTGGTGCTGGAGCTTCGCGTTGAATGGTTTGTTCCCATCGTCTGATTGCAGGCTCAAACTTGCCCCACGATTCGCTGAGTTGAGGAGCGTGGTTTGAGAGCATGACTTGATGGCCGGTGGCTTGGCGATGTTCTGGTGTGCTGGTCATGCCCTTTTGCCCATCGCCTGTCTGGGGTGTTGGCAGCATGTGAACCGCAGCACCCAACAATGGTGATTTGCGGTTTATGGCACTTTTAGAGTTGTTTTGTTTGTGGTCTGTTGTGATGGGAGTTGGCAACAACTTGCGTTCTGCTCGAGCGCATCCACAAATGACCTCATGGAGTAGGTCGCCTCCATGGTCGCGACATTTGCCAGAGTTATCTTGAGTGGTTGGCGTTGGTAGGGTAGGCGACGATGAAAATTCGGAATCGGTTGTGGGCAGCACCGGCATCGGCAGCTCGTATGCCTGTCCATTGCGCGTCATACCCAAGGCTGGCCAAGTCGCCGAGAACAGCACCGAGTGCTCGCAGAGGAGGCTCATTTGATTCGTCTCCCAGACACCACGTGCAGGGTTCCAGGTCGCTATGTGCTGTTGCTGATAGTAGTCCACGAACATTTTCAATGATTACCAATCTTGGTTGTAGTGTTTCGATTGCTCTGGCGAACTCTGACCATAGGCCTGAGCGTGTGCCGTCTTTTAGTCCAGCTCGTTTCCCTGCTAGTGATAGGTCTTGGCAGGGGAAGCCACCGGTGAGGATGTCGACTGGTTCAACTTGCGTGAAGTCAACGAGGGAGACGTCTCGATAGTTGGGAATGTCTGGGTAGTGTTTTGCAAGTATTTTGCTGGGTGCTTCGTCCCATTCGCAATGCCATGCAACTTGAGCGTTGTAATGTTCAGCGACGGCGATGTCGAGTCCACCGTATCCGCTGAATAGTGAGCCGATTTTAGTCATTGTCGTCTAGGTATTCGAGGCCGTCGAAGTCTTGCACTCGAGCTATTGCGTCGATGACCTTGAGCACGATTGCTGGGATGATGATGAGCCCGATGATGATTAGCAGTTCCATTAGTCCAACCAAACTTTGTAAGCTGCGGTCACTCGGCCTTTGTCGGGGTCGATGAAGTGCAGGCGTTGAGAGGGTGTTGCTGATGCTGCCATAGTGATGCCTGCATAGCGGTTGTCTGATTCTGTTGAGCCGGTCTGGTAGACGGCACCGAGTCCGTCTGGTAGAGCCCACTCGGCGTGTGTGTGGTAGTGCCCGATGTATGCGTCTCGGAACGCCCAAGGGTATGAGCCGGACTTCCACTTGGCAACGTGCGTGACGATGGCTGTAGGGCTCGCGAAGCCGTTACGGCCCACTTCATCGCCATGTAGCACGATTGCTCGGTAGTTGCCTATCTCGAGTCGCTGGATGTCCTCTGGTGATTCTTGGAACGTGAGTCGCTTTTCACCTTCAAGTAGTTGCCTGGCTAGTTCGTAGCACATGCGGTCTACGTTGTCTGAGCGTGGTATGCCGTCACGCTTTGAACCGATACGGCCATGATTTCCCCATTCGGGCACGATGGTGACGTGCTCATAATTGGCTAGGGCTACACGCACTACGTCGATAACCAGGCGCGAAACGTTGACGTATTGCTCGAATAGTGTGGAGTCGATTTCCCAAGCTTGTCCAGGGTAGTTCCATAGGCCTTCAACCATGTCACCTGTGAAGGCGATGTAGCATTCGCGCACCGGGTGGTGGCTGCGCTGAATTTCGGTGATGGCGATGGCTCGGTCTGTGAACTCGAGGACACGCTTGCGCATGATCTCTGAGTTGTAGCTTGTGGTGACTTTTGAGCCTTGCCAGTCGCCCATGACCCAGAGTGCTACTTCAGCGCGGCCTTTGCGTCGGTCTTTGGTCGGTGCCGGTACTCGTGGCACACCGCCCATCGAGAGCATTGCGTCGAAGGCTGCAGCTCGCGTTACTTCGGTGAGGTGCTCCATGCGGTCTTTGGCCTTGAGGAGATCTCGTTGAGAGTTGCGGAGTGCTGCGCGCAGGTGTTGTATGTCTGCTGGCTCCTCGACTGGTGGTTCTAAATTTTCGAGCACCGGCAAGTCTTTCTCATGTGGGCTTGAAGTGTGTCCTTGGAGATTGTAACGCCTCTAGCGTTTAGGGCTAGACCTAAAGCGCGGGCAGTCCACCTGTCATCCTCGAGTGCCTGGATGAGTATTTGCTGGTCGCTTGGTTCAAGTTCAAGGATGAGTTTGCCGACTCGGCATGGGTCGATGTTCTTGGTTGGTTCTAGTCCGTCTAGCAGTCCCATTAGAGCTCCTTGTGTGTTCGGTGTTCGATGGATGCGCATACTCGGTCGAGTGCGTCGGTGGCTAGTTGTGATTCTGCGTGTTTGAGTTCCTCGAGAACGATTTCTAGGATTGCCAGGCGTTCGCGAAGTTTGGCTGCACGTTCAACGCTGATGAGCATGTTCACCCAGGACTCGACTTCAACTTGGTCGTTCATTCAGTGATCCCTTCGATTTTCCAAAGTGCGTTTTCAAGAATGTAAACACCATTATCGTCAAGTCCAGTCCTAGCCTGATACGCCTCATCTTGCAGTTGTCGGATGATTTTGATAATGCGCTCGTGCTCGATTTGTGCACCTTTGGTTAGTCCACTGAAGTAGGCAAACTCTTTGGCTTCGGCTTTATCTACCGCGCAAGAATCGTTGCAGCTCATGCTCGCTCCCATACGATTGCTCGACGGTTCGATTCGGTCATGGCATAGCCGACCGGCACGACTCGTTCCATCTGGAACAACTCTGCGCGCCTGGAACGGATGCCCGATGCTGATGCTCGAGGCACGATGTCGGGGTGTTGTTTGCGCAGGTTGTTGTAGTTGGTGACTAGTTCCTCATCGGTCTGTGGAATCTCCAGCAGGCTCAGGATGAG